TGCACAGAAGTAAGTTCCATACACCGGCAGGAAAGAGAGGGTTCCCTCTTTTCCCGTTGGACGCGCTACGAACTTCAACCCCCCTTGTCAACATCCCACTTATGTGGGACCTTGGCAAGAAACGAAGTCCTCATAACGTCAATGGCGTGCCGTTCCGCAGCTACAGGTTCAAGCCTGTGCAATTCAAACGAGCGGAACGTAGAAGGAGGCAAGCAGTACTTGAGTTCTCTCTTAGAGCTCTTGCGACTGCCCTTAATGCCTCCTTACCCTAGTTGAACTTGGATCTGACTAGTCCAAGGTCTCGCCGTACTCTTCAGCACTATTACGAGACAGTGTCATGGCTTCGCATGATCACTTTCACTAGGGGGCCGGATGACCTCTTAACTTCCCTAAAGGCGAGTGCCAATGCTGCTCGACTAGCAGCGTTCCATGGCACGCCTGCCATCTACCCTAAACCACTAAAGTGGCTAGACAATGTCCTTCGGACCGACGAATAGCGACTTTAGTTCTCCTTCTTGGGAAGGGCCCTTCCAGTGGGCACAAGTAGAATGGTAGAGAAAGCTCTTAGGCAACATCAGGAAGACTACACCAGTACACTCCCAGTCGACGAATCGGATTCGCTCTTAGAGAGAATCGAGCAGTTCGGTTATGACATCTTCAGATTCAGTCATGATGACTCACAACCTTATTCTGAAGACGTCAACGAAGTCGCGAATGGAGAGGGTGGCTGTCTCGAGATGCCGAGGTCTCACGGCGGCTAGGAAAGGTAGCTGTAGCGCATGTTCCAGTCATACTACAAGCTACCTGGAGCGCGAGGAGAGGCTGAGTCTCTTTAAAAAGAGCTCAAGGAGATAGGGGCGAACCCCGACGAGTAACTGAAGTTCGTAGTCTCCGAACTACAAAAGCGTTACTGTCTCCGAGAGGTGGAATTCCTCCGGAATCTCGAAATTAGGGACGAGAGTGACCTCCCAGATCACTATCGACCTGTATGCCCGACCCAAGACACTGTTGAACACCTCGTAGGAAAGCCTAAGGGTCTCCTACCACATGCAGTGGTCGCCCTACCTGAAAGGGGCGCGAAGGTGCGTGTCGTGACTGAGTCGCCAGCTCCGCTGGTGGCCTCGCTCCATTGGGTCAGGAGGACCTGTTTTGCTCGCCTAAAGAGCCTTCCATGGACACGTCATGTCCTGTTTGGGAACCGTCGAGAGGCCGTGGAGGTCCTGTTCAAGGATGAGATCCTCGGAAAGAGGACCCTGGTGTCAGCTGATTTAACAGCGGCAACAGACAGGATACCCCACTCTCACGCCTAGTCCCTGTGGAAGGGTATTGGGAGGGCGATTGGTCTTGACCCTGAGCTACTCAACGTCGTCTTACAGTCGATGGGACCCTAATTCATTACGTACCCCAATGGTACGCAGATTACCTCAACACGAGGGATCTTTATGGGTCTCCCCCTCAGCTGGACAACGCTGTCGCTACTTCACATACTATGGGTTGTCATGGCCTCCGAAGACCTTGATCGAGAGCGCAACGAACAAGAGCCCCCTCATCTCACCCAATTAAGGGAAGAGAGGACTCCCGAGCAAATTGCACTCGACTAGATCTTTGGCCAACAACCAGTAGGAAGTAGTCGCTCTTCACTCGATGCTCCTACATCCTAGCCATCCACTAGATTTATCAAGGATCTAGCTCACCAACACCAGTAGCCCTTCACCATCTGTGGAGATGATCTACTTGGCATCTGGTCTCCCAAGTTCGCTGCAGCCTATGCCGCTCGCGTAAGACGTATGGGAGGAAAGTTCTCTCAGGGAAAGCATTACGAATCGCAAAGGTTCGGGATTTTCACTGAGGAGATCTTCCGGGTGAGATGGGGGGTGACGAACCACGTTTCCCGTGAGTTCAAAGAGTCATTCCCCCCGCTGGAGGTGACCAGCAGTATCACGGAGACAAAACGGTAACGACAAGCCCGAGAACAACGCGCAGAACGGCGGTTGCGATCGGCCCTCGCGAAGGGGGTGAAGCCCGGTCTAAAAGGCAGTAAGTCCTCGACCATGAGGCAACGAAGAGTTCCTACGACCCGGTTCGCTGGCTGGGTTGGGTGCTTCCCAATTAAGTCCCTTGTCGGTAAGCCTGAATGGCGCGACGATGTCTCAAATCGTGATACAACGATTCCGTGGTGGTAGGTGATCGGACCGGCAATCTCATCGGTCATCG